TCGACGTGATGTGGGGCATGTTCAAGACGGCCATTGCGACGCAGGATGCGCTGCCCTTTGCCGGCTCTTTCGCCGTCGAGACGTTTCGCGCGCATTGGTTCCAGGCCCAGGCGCCTCATGTAGCTGTGCTGGAGGGCCGGGTGGTGGGCATGTACAAGATGGGCCCGAACTTCCCTGATCTTGGGGCGCATGTGGCCAGCGCCACGTATGTGGTGGATGCGCCGGCACAAGGGCAAGGTGTGGGCCGGGCCCTGGTGGAACACAGCCTGGAGCGGGCGAGGGCGGAAGGGTTCCTGGCCATGCAGTTCAATTACGTGGTCAGCACCAACGGCCCGGCGGTGGCGCTGTACCGGAAGCTGGGGTTCGATGTGGTGGGAACGCTACCGAAGGCGTTCCGGCATGGGACGCTGGGCCTGGTGGATGTCTTTGTGATGCACAGGTTCCTGTGATTGCCCAGCCGCAGCTAACGCAATAGGCAGATCAAGGTGCTCGGGAGCGAGCTGTGGCATTGGAGTTGGGCTGAGCGACTCCCAGCTCTTGATCAAGAATGAAAGTAGCTCGACGACCTGTCTCGGCCTTTCGCGGGATGCGAGGAGCACAGTGGCGACGATGTAGAGGCAACAGGCCATTGCGATCGGCGCCCATAGCAACACCACGCCTTCCTGCCTAATGAGATTGGCCGCAGCCAAAGCACTGCCCGCCAATGCGGGGGCCAGACCCAGCCGACGGAGATCGCCCGAGAAGAGACCAACCCGTTGCTCAAGCATGTCCCAGTGCCACTTGTACTGTGTCAGTGCGTATTCGACAAGGTGCCTTGGAAAGGCGCGAAGCAACTGGATCTGCTTCCAATCTTGAATCGTGTCGCGGCGCATTCTCCGGAGCATTGCAGGAGTGGGATCCTTGCGCGCTCTTCGGTTGGCGATAACCGCATTGACGAGCGAGGATAGGATGTACGCGACAACGAGTACGAATCCTGTAAAGAAGCCGGATTGAAGGAAGGGCTCCGCCGGCTCTTGCAAAGATGTAGCTGCAGTCACAACTGCCGAGGCGGCAGTGATCACGAGCACGCCAACATATGCGATCAGTAGGCTGCGTTCCAAGAGGTATGGCCAGGTCGCTGTAGTGCGGGGCAACGAGAGCGGCTTCTCGCTTGTCAGCTCGTTGAGAATTCCCAGAACTTCGGCAAGGCATTGCTCATCGTGTTGCTGGTTTGTCATGTCCGGTGGCAGGTGAAGACGGTTCACTTTGATATCGACGGTAAGAGATGGCGCTGAAGGTCGTCCTACGCAGAGGCTTCTCGGAGAGGTCTTGAAGAGACACAAAGCTGAAGTAGATGGCTGCCAACCCACTAGTTCGGTCCGGTCTCATTCTAACATAATATACATTATGCGAAATGCTGTATCGTGCGTGATCCGGTTCGTGGGCTCGGCTTGGCAATGGCTCCGCCTCTGGCTTGGCTCTTGCCTCCCTGCTGGCTCCCCCGACAAGGATGAGCTTGCAGCATGATCGAGATCGATCCGCATGACTGAACTGACCTAACCGGCCCTTGGGCCGGTTTCGGCTTCCAGGCTGGGCATATGTTTACCCCTGAAGGTCACCAGCTGGAACCCTGCGACATGGCTTGGTGGTCTCTGACCTGCAACATTGCTCGGGAATGGCGGCTGATGATGGCCGAGGCTCGCACAGACTTGGCCGAACGAACCGCTCCGGTCTCCAAGGGATCCGCCACGGCGAAATCCGGCGTGATCTACCTTGCCGAAGTCCTCAGAATTCGCCGAGAACGGCGGTTGGCCGGATGTGGACCGGGTTCCGACGCCGAACCCTCCAATGTGGTCTATCTGAGCCGTGGGCCAAGGCCCCGCCAGCGCGTGTGAGGCGCTTCCGTAGGGGCGCTGCCCCTACACCCCGAAATCACTGCTCGCGGCAACGTTGCCAGCCACCAGCAGGCGCAGAGACCTGCTCCCAACCATTTCGAAGCTTCCGGAACGCTTGGCCGCCAATGCAGGCGAATCCCGAGCGCTTCGCTGCATCGCTCCCGAGTGACGGCAGTGACACGACGCTACCGGATGGCCCGGGACGGCCAGCGCGACGTGCTTCGTCCTGGAGAGTGCTAGCCTCAAGACCGTCGCAGTACAGCTTCATGCCCGGGTGAGGATGATTCGGCCAACGGTACTGCTCGCAGTTGAATGGCGTCGTGGTCTTTGCCATCGAATTGTGCGCGGCCTTCGGGGCTGCTGGGATTGGCTTTGGCGCGGGGCCTCTTGCCGAATGTATTTGCTGCGCTGAAGCTGAGGTGGCAACGACCAACAGTACGCACATCGCCCCAAGTCGAATATCCATATTCCCCCCTTGTCTGTAGGGAATGGTACTCGATAAACGTGACGCATCACGTCAGAAGCTCGGCGGGTAGGGCTTGGATTCCGGGAACGTGCCCATGGGGCGCTCTCCTACGCGCACGATTGTGCCTCCACTGCTCGCCGCCATGACCGCGCCCGCGCCGCCGCCGCTTCCACTCGCTACGCTCGCAGAATCAGCGGCAGCACGGTCACTGTCCAGGCGGTACAACGTTGGCTCTTCTTCGCGCCGGGGCGCTTCCCTCGGCCACGCCGTTGCAACCGTCTCAAACGAACCCGCCGTGAGGCGAACTCCGTAGACGGCAACCCGGAGCCGGTAGCCCATCGCAATCAGTGCATCAAAGGTCAACTGATCGACCGTGTTCCCTGAGCCGTCGACCCACTCGACCATGCCCACCGAGCGCTCTCCGAACTGGGCGGTAAAGGCCAACCGAATCCGGTTCGCCTGCGTCATGGCGGCAACATAGCGCTGCTCGACGGTCATCCCGGCCAGCGGATCGGCCACAGGAACGGAAACGGCCGCGGCCGGCACAGCGCCGGTGCTGATGGGCCTGTGGGCACCCTGCCCCTGCGTCGCTTTGGCGCCTGCCGGAGCTTCTACAGCAGCTTCCGGCTCATCGTCGCCCATCATCCTGATGAAGTAGCCGCCGAACGCCCAGATACCAACCACAAGGCCCACGGCAGCAATGGCGATCTTGGGCGCAAGCTGCTTCCAGATGTTGGTACCGCCTTCCTCGTACACCTCAGCGTTCTCGGCGCCGACCGCATAGCCGTGGTACAGCGGGTAAATCGCTGGGTCGTAC